GATTATTTTTCTAGTGCAAAAGAGTTTGTAGAAAATAAATTAAATAAAACACTAGAGTTATGAAAGGTATGGGCCAAAAATCAAAGATAAGAAAATTTAGTAACCTAGACACCTCTGAGATGTACAAGACGGGGCGTAAAGGAGCGTGTACAGATTACGTTTTATTTAACAAGGTAAGAAGAAAATATTTTAACAAAATCAAATTACAGATAGACGAATTATCAGATGAAGTTAAAAATAAATTAATCTTTTCTCGTAGCAAATCACTAAATAAACAAAAAATTTATCATATATTAGAGTATGTAGATAAGTTTGATGTCTACGAATTGTCTAAACTTTTAAAGAAAGAGTATACATTAATTCAATTTATTTTTAAAATTTATGAGATACGAAGAGAAAAAGCTAAGCAAAATTCTATCAAATTTAGGAATAAATCACAAACTAAGTAGTAGTATTTTACCTTACAAGCACCCCTATATATTAGAATTAATTGGTAGGTGTGATACTTATGGTATTAGTTATTTATATGTGTCAATAACAGACTCTGTTATTGTTCATCATAAAGATAAGAATGCAAATATAATATGTAACACTTTAATATCCCCTGATAAAGGGGGCATGAGTGTTTTAATTATACAAAATAACATAGAGAACGTAAAGATTTATAGAGATATAATATTTTCTAATTTAGAAACTATAATTCCATTGGATGCTGAATATAAAATTATTGGAATATTGTAAAAATATTTGTCTCTAAAGTTGTGTGTAAAATTTTTTCTACTTATATTTGTAAAATATATTTATAATTTAATTAAAGACTTATGGAAAAATCAGAAACTATTGGCAAGTTATCTCTTGCCCTTTCTAAAGTACAGTCTCAACTGAGGCCTGCAAAAGAAAATTCAACAAATCCTTTTTTTAAATCAAGCTATGCAGACTTAGGCTCTGTATGGGATTCAGTTAGAAAGTTACTTTCAGATAATGAACTCTGTATAATACAAATGCCTACGGATGTTGGTGGTGTAACTACATTTTTATCGCACTCCTCTGGTGAATGGATTTCATCTACTTGTTTCATACCAGCAAAGGAAGATGCTCATGGTGTCGGATCAGCTATTAGTTATGCTAGAAGATATGCCTTAGCATCTTTCGTAGGTGTTGTTACAGGAGAGGATGATGATGGAAACATGGCTGTAAAAGGAGTATCATCAAAACCTCTGCCAAGGTCAAAACCTAATCTATCAACTCAACAATTCAACGCTATGATAAAAGCAATTACAGATGGTAAAGGAGATGTTGTTAAACAAAAGATGAATGGATATAGTTTAAATTCAAAGCAGAAGAAAGATTTAAATGATGCGTTTAAAACTATTGTGTAATGGGTTTAGATGGTGTTATTAAAAAATTTGAAAGTGATAAGTTTTATTACTCTGATTATGAGTTCGTTACAAATTCACACTTGGGGACAATCAAAAGAGATATTAGAACTTATAAATTTCTAAGGGACAATCCAAATGACAGGGTAGAAACAATGCCTATGATTTTTGGGAGAGCTTATCACGTGGCAATGCTTGAGCCAAATGAGTTTGATAAGAAAGTTAAGGTTTGTAATTCGGCTACAAGAACCACTAAAATGTTCAGAGAGTTTAAAGCAGATAATCCAAATGCTCCTACCATACTTTTAACAAAAGAGTATGATAAGATTATGAAAATGCAAGAGGTTTTATTTAAACACAAGCAGGTAAAAGATCTGCTAACTACAGATGGTATTACTGAAGTTGCAAACGCTTGGCAAGATGATGACATTGGAGTTTATTGTAAAGGTAAAGCAGATTATAAAAACAAAAATGTTTTAATTGATTTAAAGACAACAATAGACTCGTCTCCTTATGGGTTCTCTCAATCTTGTAAGAAATATGGATATGATAGGCAAGCATCTTTTTATATGGATGGTTTTAATTGTGATGAATTTATATTTATTGTGCAAGAAAAAGAACCACCTTTTAATGTGTCTATATATTATACTAGTGATAATTTTTTAACACAAGGAAGGGATGAGTACAAACATTTGCTAGATGTTTATCGAAAATATTTTATTGACAATGAATATTCATTAGACGATTATGTAATAATAGAAACACTATGAAATTAATAGATCACTTAAAAAAAGAAAAAGTAAGTATGGTATACTTATCAAATGAAACAGGGTTAAGCCGACCTACCCTGTATAAATACTTGGATTCTCCAGAGGAGTTTAAAGTAAAACACTTCAAGAGAATATGCGAGTTAATTAAAGTTAATCAAAGGGAGGCTTTAATAAATTTATTTAAATAAACTATGGAACGAATTTATGTAGGAAATGGAACAGAAAAATTTGACGGAGATTTAGTTGAGTTTTCTGTTAATCTTTCTAAGATTGGAAAGGACGCAAAAGATCATGTGTTTGATTACAATGGCGAAAAGTTTGTAAAACTTAAGATAGCCAAAAAGAAAGACGGAAAAGATGAGTACGGAAAGACTCATTATGTAGAGGTAAATACATTTAAACCTGAGGTTAAACCAGTGGAGGATGATTTACCATTTTAATTAGTTACAGGGGGGCTTTGCCTCCCTTTAATTAAAACCAAAAACTAAATGAAATACAGAGTATCAGAAACTGATTTAATTAATCTTGACAAAGTTGATGCTATAGATATAGATGGCAAGATTATAAACTTTAATATTGGTAATAAAACGTATCAATCCTTTTATAAAAACGAACAACAAGCTATGTTTGTATTTAATAATATTGTAAATCATTTTAAACTTATAGACTTTAGATTTAAAGTAGAGAAGGAAACTAAATTTGACAGTCGTAAAGACAAAGCTTTTGAAATGTTTTGGAATTTGTATGACAAAAAAGTAGACAAGTCTAGATGTAAGGTATCGTTTATGAGATTATCTATGAATGAAATGGTATTAGCTGTTAAAAATGTAAGCAAATATGTCAAGGCTACTCCTGATAAAAAATATAGAAAAGACCCAAGATCTTGGATAATAGCAAAGGCTTGGCTGAATGAAATTAATAACCAAAAAAGTAATACAAAATATATAAAGCCAAAGTATGTCAATGATGAAAGATAATTTTCAAATGGAGATAAATTTATTGGGTAAAATTTTAAACTCTCCTAAAGAGTATTATGATGTTCATTCTTTAATATCTGAAGGGTTGTTTATTGATCCTTTAAACAGAAGAATATATAAGGTTTTATCTGAGCTATTAAACAAAGGAGAAAAGGTTGACCCTTTAATTATAAGATCAAAAATAAATGACCCACTAATAAGTGTTAGGCTTGGGGATTGTATATCCTCTGACCACTTCTCTTATATAACAAAGCATCTAGTTTTATTCTTATCACAAGAAGACAAGAAAACAAAATTAAAATCACTACTTCAAAATACAACTATTAAGATAGATAAGGGGCATGATTTATTTGAAGTTATAGATTATGTAGAGGACAATATAAAGTCTATATCAGAGGTTAGAGATAGTGGTATACCTGATATTAAAAAGCAACTTAAAAATTTACATAAAGATATAGACGATAGATTAAGTAATAAGTTTGTCTCTGGAATACCAACGGGCTTTCAATCTATTGATAAGTTTACAGGTGGTTGGCAAAAGACAGACCTTATAATTATAGGTGGTGCTTCATCAATGGGTAAAACTTCTTTAGGTCTTGCTTTTTGTTTCAATGCTGTAAAGTCAGAGATACCAACAGCAATTTTTTCCTATGAAATGTCTGACTTACAACTACTACAAAGATTAGTTTGCTCGGAGAGTCAAGTCAATAATAGATATGTTATGAAAGGAACTTTGCAAGGTCATGAGATTAAAAAAATACATGAGGCTATTTCGGTCTTAGAAAAGAAACCTTTATATATAGATGACTGCAGTGATTCTTCTATTAAATATTTGTTAAATAAAATTAGACAATACGTTATTACTAAAGACGTGAAAGTTTTTTTAGTTGACTACTTGCAACTTGTAAAATCTAGTGGTCAATCTAGAGAACAAGAGGTTGCTTATGTAGCTAGAGAACTTAAGAATATAGCCAAGTCTTTAAACATAACTATAATAGCTTTATCTCAACTAAGTAGAAATGTAGAAAGAAGAGATGCGAACAAGCCTACTCTTTCTGACTTAAGAGAAAGTGGAGAGATAGAGCAGGCAGCAGATATTGTAATGCTTGTATACAGACCTGAATACTATGGAATAGACACAGATGAAGAAGGTAATTCAACAGAAGGTTTAGTGGATTTAATATTTGCTAAGGGTAGAAATATAGGTACTGGAACTTTACCTTTAAAGTTTAAGAAAGAATACACTAAATTTTTAGACCCAAATGATTATGGAGTCAGTTAATATAATAATTGATTTAACACATTTTGTGATTGGAGTATGCACTGTTATCTATATAATTAAATAATATGAGAAAAGAAATTTATTATGCTAAGGTAGAATACAAATGGAGAATAATTAGATTTTTAAAAGGGGTTAGCAAGCCATCTAAATCTTGGTCTTCATCAAGTTATGAGACTTGCATATTAACTAACAAGGTTTCAGAATTAAAACAGGATATGTACTTACTAAAAAATTTAAGATTAAAACACAAAAGTAGAAACGATATTGAAATAGTTTTTACAGATATAAAAAACGCTAAATATTTAACCATGTCTAATGATGTATATTAATAAAAATGAAAGATAAAATAGAAAAAAAGTGCAACGAAATAAGAGACTTGTTGTTAGAAAAAAATGACTCTTATGGTAACTCAGTATTTGAAAGTGGAATATTATTTGAAGTTGATCCAATGTATGCTATACAAGCTAGGATTAACGATAAACTAAATAGAATAAAACACAAGAATACTTATCACACAGATAATGATCTTTTAGATCTAACAGGATATTTAATACTACTTCAAGTGTTAAAAGAAAATTTAGATGTAAAAGAAAAATTAGATAAATATAAAATAGATAATATTAAATTTGAACAAACAACTTAAATCATGAACAAAGAACAAAAAGAACAAGAACAAAGACTTAGAATATTAAAGTTTGATTGCGAAATGAGACTTAAATCTGTAGAGATAGCAGCCACTATGAATACTAGTGTTGATGTCAAAAGACTACTATTAAATGCAGAAAACATAGCTAGATATGTTTTTGGTGTTAGAGAAAAAGTAGAAGATGCTGCAAAGGATCAACCAGTTGAACAAAAAAATAAAGAAGAGAAAACTAAAGATGCTGTAATAGAAAACAAATAAGGTATAATAAAATAAAAATTTGTATCTTTCAAGATGCAATTTAAATTTAAGAGAAAGAAAGGCAAGCAAATAACAAAGGCTAAAAAACATAATGCAGATGGTATAACATTTGCCTCAGGGCTGGAGCTTTACTGCTACCTAGCTTTAAAGAATGCTAAGATTCCAAATAAATATGAGGGTAAAACTTTTGAGATATCAAAAAAATTTAAACTCAAAGGAAATCTTATGGATAGAGGGAAACTTAAAGGTAAAACAGTTTTTAAATTAAAGTCTGGTAATGTAAGAAAGATATCATATACCCCCGACTTTATAAATCTTGATGAAGGTTTTATTATAGAGACAAAAGGATTAAGAACTGCTGAGTTTAAGATGAGGTTTAAGTTATTTTTAAAGCATTTAAATAACACAAATAAAAATTATGATGTTTATGTACCATCAAATAGAAAAGAGGTTGATATAACAGTAAAAACTATTTTAAAAAAAATAAAAAAATGAATAACAAAAAAGAAAAATTTGATCCAAAAAATTTAGATTTAATTGAATATATAAAAGACTTAGATAAGAAGGATATATCTGATGCTCGTGATATTGATGATGAATGTGAATCCTGTGAATACTAAAATGAAAGTAAGAAAAGATGGGACTAGCCCATACTACACTAACAAAAATGTTAGAAAAAAAATAGACAAACTTCTTCATGAGAACTCTAAGATATGGTCTAACCTTGGGACAGGAACTCCTATTGATTTTAAATCTAGAAAAGAAGGAGAGAAAGAATGGAGTAAGATAGCTAAGAAAATAAAAGAATTAGATGAATCTTTTTTTAAGATAGTTTGTCCATACGGGATAGATTCTTAATCCCAAGTAACAAATATACAAAAGCACAATACAAAAACTTGCACTTCGTTGTATGGGTTTTCTTGTGTTGAGCTAAATGTTCTTACCCCAAACACACATCCTTCTATTAAATTAATTCCTATTTGCATAATAAAAAAATAGGGGAAGTATTACCTCCCCCTACTAACCAAATAACTATGTGAAATTATGAAAACTTATCATAAAACTATATCAAAGATATAAAACTTTTATTTAATATCCAAGCTCCTCATATGCAACATCTATAAGCTCCATAGCTAACCATCTTGGAGCATTAACATTTTTACCTGTAATAATTTCTATAATATCCTCACCTCTTCCACCTGACTCTATTATACCTTTAGTTATGTTTAACATATTGTTGTACTCTTGAGAAAATCTTTTGTTATAATTTTCATCGTCTACATCTTTATATCTTTTAGCTGTTTCAAACGGATCTGATATAGAAAACTTAGGAACCTTTCTTCCTTTTAGTGGATCCCTTGCTCTAACATCTATAAATTTTTCAGTACCATTAGATATGTCTTTCATTTTTGTATAGACTTTTTTATAATCAAATCTTGCTGATGTATATGGTAGTAATCTACTTTGTCTTAAACCTAAAAGAGCTAAAATTTCCACAGATAAAACTCTATTTGTATCATCATTTGATGCAGCCTCAGCAATTTTTACTGCACTATTTATAGTTGATGGGCCAATAGATTCGCCAATATAAACTAAACTTTTCATAAGTTGCTCAGAAAAAGTATCTGAAGGTCTATAAATTCTATTGCCTTTATTTTCAATAACCTCTCTAAGAACATCTGTAGTCATATCAATAGTTAAGAATGGTTCATATACTTGTTTTACTATTCTAGCAAAAGATTCAAAACCTTCAGGATCTTGAAGTCCTTTTTTCATAACTCTATAAGTGTCTCTAACATAACCTGTACCTGACATTTTAGACAAGTTAATATAATCAACGTAAGGAACTTCTCTTTTATAAAAAGGACTATTCTTATCATAGTCTATTATAGTTCCTTTGTTAGATATAATATTGTTTCCGTTTCTATCCCACTCTGCAAATATATTTTCCATAAATTTACTAGGTTGAAAAAAGGATCTCTCTTTCAATGTCTCATCAAACTCTTCTTCATCATCACCTCTTAGTGATTTTGATATTACATTTGATAAACCATATCCAGCCATTACTAATCCTAATTGAATACTCTCTGTTATAAATAAAGATGTAAGAGCTGAAGCTAATCTTTTAGTTCCTAATCTTTTTAATTTAGGATTGTTACTATTCATTTCATCAAAAGATAACTGCAAACAATTTTTAGTACACCTTACAGTTTCTGCTTGGAAAGAAACAAAGGTACCAAGTAAAGGAAACCTACCTAAAAATCTAATGAATCTAGGAACCTCATCATAATTAGGATATGTATTTCTAATATTTCTAGCAGCTTTTCTTTTAGCCTCTGCAGTTGAGAATCCTGCGTCTATGTATCTTGCCTTCTCTTGCATATAACCAAACACTTTAAACACATCATCTTCAGCTTGATAAGCTTTAGTTAAAAGATTATCTGTTTGAGTCAAGAAGTCTGTTTTATTTCCTCTTTCTGCAAAGTAGTTTTCAAAATCATAATCTGATTCATATACCTGTCTAGATATATCTCTGATTTCTCCTAAGAACGCATTTGTATTAACAACACCTAAGGCAACTAACTCTTTGTATAAAGCTTGCATCTCTGGGCTACCCATACCTAAAACTAATTTTATAGTGTCTACAGCTCCCTTACCTAGCTTACCATCAACCCCTATATGAGAGTTCATAAATACAAAAGACGAGTTACCAATAACATTTCTAACGTGCGTTCCTAAACTCCAAACTGTCTTTGCTCTTTTACCCAATAGGGATAACTTTAAAAAAAGTCTTAATCCCGCACTTTTTCCCGCTCTTAATGCAGCCTCATCAAAAGCTGTAAGAACAGCAAACATTTCATTGTCTACAAAATAATTTTCTAATGGCCCCCATTTTCTACCCACTAATTTATTGCCCGCAAATTTATCTCCACTAAGTTCTGGAAGGTTAGGGTCTTCAACACTAGGTGCAGAAACAAAATCACCGAGACCTACTTTCAATAAGTCCTCATACATTCTATCAGATGCTATTGTCTGTGAAACTTTACCTACAGTTGTAATATAATTATTAAAAGGATCATTTATATTTCCTAATAAATCTTTTATTTCATCTGGAAGGTTTTCATTTCTAGGTTTAAATATAGATGTATTTGCTGTTATAACATTTCCAAAACCTTTACTAAAAATACTTAAAGCTCCAGATTCTTTTCTTAGTATGGTGTCTATTTTTTTTTCTGCTGCTTCTCTAAGTTTATTTTCAGATGCTCCTTCATATTCACTTTGCTGTTTTAAAGCTCCCATCATAAACAAAGTAGCTCTCTCTTTTGTTTCATTTGTAGGAGACCATGATTGTTTACCATAAAGCTTGTAGTTTCTGTGCATATATATACCTCTGTTTGCATCTACAACAACTGATAAATCATCATTTATTAAACCTTCCTCTATTAAAGTTGTACTAAGACTATCCATATGATATCTTAATCTATTTATAGCTCTTTTTAATTCAATGTTATCCTCTGCTTTCCTTAATTGTTTATCTGTTAAAAGATCTTGTATTCTTTGGTGTCCAAATTTAGATTCTAAAAGATTTCTTTTACCTTCAGCATCTAACTTTTTATACTCATCAGTATTTTTAGTCTGCTCCATCTGATCCTTTATAACTTGTTTTAATTTTTTAACATTTTCATTCGCTTGATAAAGTTGATAGTTCACGCTACTTTTTGAGTAAAGCATAATATCTTTTATATCTTTTCTACTATGAGTTCCAAAAGGTTTTAAAAGTAATTTAGAGGCTCTTATATCATATCTTCTTTGAGCATCATATCTACTGCTTTTAAATTCAAGTGATGTATCTCCATCATCTGTTTTAGATAAATTAATTCTGCTACCCCATATACCTGTACCTGTTAAAAATTTACCAAACCTATAGTCTGCATTTACTATCGCTTCTTTTATATCAAATAAAAATCCAAAGTTTTCATCTACGTATTGAGTTTTTATTTTATGATTATTTAATTGAAATCTAGTTTCAGGATTAGATTGTATTGGCGACCAAATATCTGCAGACAACTCACCATCTCTCTCGTATAAGAATCCTTGAAATCCTATATCCTCTGCAACCTTTGCTATCTCTTCAGTCTTATCATAGTTTATATCCTTTGCATCTACATTTACAATAGTTACGTTATCACTATTTTCATTGACAACTCTTTTTATATCAGCATTATTTTTAGGATAGTTTATTTGAAATCGTAGACCTTCCTCTGTTTTTTCAACAGGCATAATGTTTACACTATCAGACATCTCCATGTCTCGTATAACTATTTTTAATTTACCTATACTTCTATTTAAAAAATTAATATTATCTGTATCATAATTCAAAGTTGCTACAGATCTTACACCTTGTGCTTTAAAAGTATTTATATTATCATCTGCTATTTTATTTAAATCTAAAGGATCTTTATTTAAAGGATACAATCTATCTATTGGAAATAAAGCTTTGTTTTTAAATCCATCTACATTTAAATTACTATTGTCATCTTTATTTAGATTGTAATATAATCTAGGTCTGCTCCAATTTAATCTTTCTTCTTTAGAATGCTCAGTTAAATCTTCAGATATTGGATCTGTAATCCCTGACTCTACATTTGTAAAATTATACAGAGTTGTTATTCCATCTTGTATATCCATGTACGGATAGTCTTCTTGAAGACTAAAATAACTATCATAAAGATTTACTGCTTTATCATGGTCTATTATTATTTTAGAATCATTGGTTCTTTGAAATTTAATTATACCCTCTTCATTTTTTACAGTGGTGGTATAGTCATCAGTAAATACACTTCTTACTTGATTCTCAGGATCAAAGACTGCTATATTTTTAACTGAGCCTTGTATATCTCCAATGTTTTCTCTAACATAATATGAATCAAATCCTGACTCTTGTATATAGTGTGTAAACTTTTCTATCTCTTCCCAGTTATTATCAACCTCTAGCTTTTGTTTTAAGTCAGTAATTTCTTTATCTAATTGCTTATCAGTAATTGCAGAGTCTTGTCTTTTTAAAAAATCAGCATAAGACTTTAATATTAAATCTATGTGCTCTGAGTTTTCATAGTCCCAAATTTTTTCAGCTTTTATATAAACAGGAATTACATTTGATTGTGGGAGTTTTTCTCCAGCTTGTCTTCTCTCTTCTATTTCCTTATCAGATAATTTAGAAAAACTTTCTACGTCATAATTTGTAGCTCCTGCAAAGTAATTTGCTATATCAGCATCAGATGTAAAAAAAGTAGACCTAGGCAGCAGATCATTAGTTCTTTTACTTCTAAGGCTACTCTTTGTAAAAAAAGCATCGAACACTTCACGAGTTCCATGGAGCATTTTTAAAGGTTCACCTTTTTCATTTACTACTTTAGATTTTCCAAACCACTCTTTAAAACCTTTTGCTTTTTGAGCTGGAGCTTTTCTAAATCTTAAGTAATTAGATATTTGAAATCTAGAAAATTGTAAATCACCTCCAGTAAAATCATCTTCTGTTTCAACTTCAGTAATAGCTCCATATCTCAAGGTAGCCATAACTCTTGCTTTGTCCATATCTTTTAATCTTCTTGGACTTCTATTTTCTTTTCTTGATCTTTCAATTTCAGCGTTACTAGCAAAATTAGGAAAGGCTTGAACTACATTTGCAAACTTATCAAACATAAAAAAGTCAGATCCAGCTATTGTGTAGGGATATCCAGGATGATGATACTCATCTGCCTCTGTAGTTTTTATAACTGGAGCATCAACATCAACACTTAAAACGCCAACTAAATCTCCTGGTTTAGCATTTTCTATTATAGGTTCACTAACTGATGATAAAAATTCATTTACATTTTCAAATCCTAAAGATTTAACAAGCTTTTCAGTTACTAATTTTTTCATAAAGCTGTGTCTTTCTATAGTTCCAACTTTCTTTAGGTTAGTAAAAAAATCAGAAACTGTTTTAAAGTCTTCTTCTCCTGTTATTTCATTTAGTCTTTTTAATATAGCCTTCTCACTTAAAGGGGTAGTTAAATCATTTTCATTTTTTAGTATAGCATTATTTATTTCTTTCTCAATATATTCTATAAAGTTAGCATTACTTAATATACCATTATTAGCTTGAGACATGAATACTATTTTATTAGCTTTTTTCTTTTTTAATCTATTTAAAACAGTATTGGCTTGAGCCTCTGTAGTAAAAGCCCAACCTCTAGATCCCTCTAATAGTGGGTATAATATTCCTCCTCTCATCCTATGAGTAACCCCCGTCTTACTTGTTATCATACCTGCAACACTTTTATCTATAGGGGAAACTAAAACTGTTACACCATTTAAAGATTGTATAGGAATAGTTTTTAAATTTTTAGTTTTAAATCCTTTTCTTTCTATTTTAGATTTACTTATAGTTCTTTCAGATGTATCTCCCTCCTCTATATTTAATTCTTCTGTAATAACCTCTTCTCCTTGCTCATCTGTTCCTTGTCTGTTTTTATCTAATTGTTTTTGAAGTCTTGATTCCGTACTCGTGTTTCCAAATGTTATTTCTTTGTCTCCTATATTAATTAAAGTTCCATCATTTATAGCTCTTTTAAAAGTTGATTGTATTTTAGCAGCAGACATATCTCCTAAAGTTAAAAGATCAAGAGATTTTTTTTCTGATAATTTATTTATAAAACTTGATCCAAATATAGATTGCAAAAACTCTTTTATAATTTGAATTACTTGACCTTTAATACTTTTATCTGAATTAAATTTTTGAGCTGCAGCATCTGCCATCATCTCTGCAAAAGCTTCCTCAATAATGTAAGAGTCAAGTTTTTTACCTTCAAGTCCTTGTGATAAAGCTATATCTTCATATACACTTTTAGCGTAGTTATAGTAAGTAGATTTTTTATATTGTCTTTCAGTTTCATCAAAATATCTTTTTTGAATTATACTTTCCTTTATTGTTTTTTCTATCTTTTCATATACTGCTTTACCTTCATCAGTTTGTTTTAATGCTGAAACTAATGGGTGTACTATTTCATGAAACGCAGTATTAAGTTGCATATTACCAGCATTGATATATACCTTACCATCAGGAGCATAAAAAGCAGTAGCTTCATTTGCAACTTTATCTGGTGACATACCTTTTCCTAGTTTAACTTTTTGCTGTATTAATAAATTTTTTAAAGCTTGACTATTTCTAACAATTACAAAAGGTATGTTTCCATTTACAGAATTTATTACATTCATAACAGTACCTATAATATTTCTTATAGGCTCTGGAAATTCTTCCATAAAACTACTAAGTTCTTTTACATTAGATTTGTCAAACTCTTTCCCAAAGCTTCTTTGTTTGCCAAGTCTAAAACCTATATCTTGTCTGTCTCCATTTTTATCCTTAAATGATATTAAGCTTCTATGCTTTGAAGCGTTTGATCCTTTTCTTCTTTGAACTTTTTGTGTGCTTCCATCTGAAAATAATAAACCATCTTTACTAGAGTATGTATAATTTTGATTAAAGTCTCTTGTTAACTGCAAAGCTTCTTTTTTAGCTATACCTCGAACTAAGTAACTTTCTTTTCTAACTCCATTTTCAACTGATACTATTTTTTTATAATTTGCTTTTAGTTGATCTAATCTTCTTTTTAAATTAAATAATTGATTGGATTCAGTTTGACTGCCAATACCTTTACCACCCACAGATAAAACAAAATACCCATCATCAGATTGTAAGTCATCATCTGTTACAGTATCTAACCCATCGTTATTTATACTATTTAAAACTTTATTATTAAACACAGAATTAACATCAGCATTACGAACATCTGAATTTTCTTGAGAATTAAATATTTGATTTTGTTCATAGTTTTGTATTAACTGTTTAGCTTGACCTTTAGTTAATTTTAAAACATTAATAGAACCTTTTATATTTTTTTTGCCTACGCTATAAGAGTCAGATTGTGATACAGGTAAAATTAAATTATCTGATTCTCTAACTTCTGCTGATGGATCTATAGATATTACAGTTTTTTGACCCTCTTGTTTTGTTATAACTTTTTGTTCAGACTGCTCTATAAGTCTAAGTAAATAATTATACTGATCATTATCTGGAATATAGTCTTGTAAGTTTTTTTCTTTTACTTCTTTTACATCAAACTTACTATCTTTATTTCTTATTCCAAATCCACCTTTAGTTTTAAAAGTTATTTTTCCATCCTCAGGATTTACATTAGCTTCAAAACTATTTAATCCATCACTAAATGTATAAGAGTTTGTTTTTACTTTTTTACTTTTAAAATATTTTTTTAAGCCACTTGTAGTTTTTTTAACCCTAGTAAACTTTTTTAAGAAAGGGTGATCTTTAACTAACTCGTTAGATTCATTTATTAAATTATTTATATTAGTTACATTTTTTTCTAAAAGTTCTATAGTTTGTTCTTGTATATCATTCTTTGTGTTTTTGCTACTTAATAAAGCTAACTCATCATACAATTTCTTATTTATTTCATCTAACTTTAATTTAGCTTTTTTGCCACTTTCACTTTTTAAACCTTTCTCTATGTCAAACAACTGTTGCTCTATCTCAGGATCCATAGAGGCATCTATACTTATAGATTTATTTATAAATTTTTGTATGTTGTCTCTGTTAGTTATAAAATTATTTAACTCATTTCTATTTAAAACATTTTTCTTTCCAGTAGTATTATCAGTAACTGTATATTTAAAACTTTCATTTACCTTTAAAGAGTTTATTAAATTAAATCCATTTGCCATAGCATTTAAACTTCCACCCGTTGCTTGTATAGTACCAACCATAGCAGCTCCTGCAAGAAAACTATCTCCTATTTGATTTGAAAGCTCTCTAAAATTTTCTGGTGTTGGTATTTTTTTAGTTTCATCATCTGATAAAAAGTTTGTTACAAGATCTGTTGCTATCTGACCAGATTCAGTAAGAGCCTCTGCAGTTCCTTCATATCCAGAATTTTTTGCAAATGATGCTAAGGCATTTTTAGTAATTTGCTCTATAGCTTTTTTTCTTCCTATTTTTTTAACTTGATCCTTAGATAAAATTTTAAAACTATCTACTACACCATCTAAAAGTTTTGCAGTTTTGTGTTCAAAAAATAATTCTAAAAATCCAGCTGCACCTGCATTAAAAAATAAAGCTACATCACTAATACCATTTTCAACATTTCTAGCACTTAACTCCTCTAGTTCGTTTTTTGTTTGACCATAAGCACCCGCCCCAAGAAGACCAGCAGAAGTATATCTACCAAATGTTTGTCTACTTAGTTTTGGAAATCTTTTTGTTAATTGTTTAGGTACAGGTAATTTTTTAGCAGCAAGTTGAATACTGATCATTTGAAGTATTTGTGGAAGATTTTCTGCAACCATCCCTCCAAGTTGTGCTGCAGCATCTGCTATATTTCCTTCTCTTAAAGAATTTAGAACTCCTGGATGTTCATAGACGTATTGTTTTTTTTGAATTTCTTTAGCTACTTCAAATAAAGTATTAGAAAGACTTCCCCCTTCTTTAAAATATTCATCTAAATTACCTGTTACTGTAAAAAGAGGAAGCTCTGCGGCATCTATTTCACCTCCTAGTAGATTTAATCCTCCAACTTTTAATTTCTTATAAAACTCCCCCCATATACCTTTATAGTTTTTTTGAGTTTCCTTTAAAACTAAAAGATCTTGACCAGCCTCTTCCTTTAAAAATTCTGGTGATATTATTATATCATTATATCCATCCTTTAATCCTTCATTAAAATTTATTCCTTGATCATCTGATGGATTTTGTATAAGATAATTTCTAGCTTCTAAAAATGTTGCATTTTTATATTCTCCTCCTGAGGTTTTAATTCTAATATTTGGAGTTGCAACTAACCCCCAATTAAGATTATATTTTTTTGATAACTCATCATATTGAATCTTATCTTTAGAATTTTTTCTTATATAATCCTCTAAATCTGTATGATAATTTATTAGTGCTTTTTGAGCTGCAAAATCTGTAGGTTCTAATTTTTTCTCCTGTTCTTTTATTTGACTTTGTAATTTACTTATTTGACGTTTAACGTCTAAAGATTTTAAAAACTTACCTTGATCTTCATCATATAAAAAATCAGATACTGAAAGATCACCTCCAAAAAGTTTAAAATTATCAGCTATGTCATCTAGGTTGGTTCTTTTTTTATAAGCTTGTCTTGCTTGTTCTATACCTGTAACTTTATCTTTTCTAACTAGGCTTCCATTTTCATTTACATACTGATAGTAATCTCCATCATAAAATTTTATATTCTTATTATCTAATATATTATCAAATAGTTTATCTTGTAATGGAGATAATTCATTTTCTAAACTATCTATTGTTGCAAAAGTTCCTTGTCTTTCAGGATAGTTTGCACCGTATTTTTCAAAATATTGACCTATAATTGGTTCTTGAATTTCTGGAGAAGATAAATCTGTTTCTACAGGTTGTGTTTGATCAGAACCTTGAAATCTAGTAGATACAGAGGAATCAAGTGAGTCTTCTTGCGATATAGAAGTCTCTTCCAAAGATGGTAATGACATATCCTGAGAAAGAGCCGACAGATTGCTTTCCAATATAGAAGGTTCTTTTTTTTTTTGAGGGGCTGTAACCCCTAATGAACTTCTAAAAGAATCTAAACTTGTTCTAGTTGTATCTAATCCATCTGGTATTGCTAACTGATAAAGTCTATCTACTACTTTAGGTTCGTCAGCAAGAACTGAATTTTTAAAATCCTCATAGCTAGTTCTTTGTGGATCTAAACCATCTTGCTGTGCAAGAAAATATAATCTTTGTAATGCTTTTTCGTTCATATCATTTAACCTTCTTTATAATAAAAATCAGAAAAACTTTCTGTCTCAGTAGATGTATCTGCCTCACCTGATGCAATTCCAGCTTGTCTAAATAAATAATATCCTATAGATTGCTTAGTGCTTTGAGTACCTGATTTAAATTTATCTATACCAGTTCCAGCAAAATTTAATGGTACTAAAAATTGATTATCTTTACCTACATTAACTATACCAACTATTTCACCACTTTGAGTTTTTGTTACTGCTGATAACTCACCTTCTAATGTAGCTTGACCAAGGTTTCCTTTTTGTAATATACCATCTATCTCTCTTTTAAGTTCAGCCCTAAGTTTATCAGATAAATTTTTATTTTCTAATTGTTTTTCTTTCCTTTTTAGTGCACTTAGTTGATTATTGTCTAATTTCATTATTCTTGCAAGTCTGTTAAACTCACTTACATTGTCCCCCTCATCTAAAAGCATACTTGATCTTAAGTCAATTTTTTGTCTAGAGGTTCCTTTAGAAACATCATATAAACCTTCATTAAAAGGAATCCCATTAATTGTATTTTTAAATTTAGATTCATTTTTTTGTATTTTATCTAATATTTCATCAGGAACTACATTAAAGTAATTTATTGCTTTCTCTGTAGTTGGTTTTACCTGTTCTGTTTTAGGGGGTGGTACTACCCTGTTCATTTGTTTGCTAGTTATAAAATCAACATACTTTCTAGATAATTCTCTATCAAAATCAGGATTTTTACTACCATCATCTAATTGTGGGCGTAATTTTAGCTCTTGACTTGGTTCTGATCTTGGTAACTTTTGATTCTCTATAAAAAAAGCATCCATAATATCTCCTTGTATTAACTCTCCTTTAGTGTCTATGTATGAAATTCTACCATTAAGATAATAGTCTTTGTAATAAGAGTCAGAAAAATTTCCATTTTCATCAGGAGATAAGTTTAAAGTAAATTTATTTTTTATATTATCTAAGGTTTCATTATTATATCCTGTATATTTAGTTTTTCCAATAATCCAGCTTGAATTATCTTGATCTGAAAATTCTAAATCTATAGTGCTTTTAAAAGGGTCTACTTCTGTTTTATTAATTACACTACTAGCACTTATATCAAAAAGATTATTAGCGTCAGAAAAAGATTTACCTTTATTAATAGCCTCCATAAAACCTTTTTCCCTCGATTCATATTGAAATGAACCATCATTATTTATTTTATAAACATCAGTATCCCCTTTCGATTTGTTGATTTGATGCGAGTTATATAACCTACCTCTTACTCCTGCTAATTCTAAATCTCCTTTAAAATTATTTTGCATATTAATTAATTGAACAGCTGCATCACTTGTAGGATCTGAATAAATAGCATCTGCATTTTTTGCTGAAAACTCTAATATTTCTTTTTGTCTTGCTATAAAGTAATCTCTATAATTTCCAGCTCCTGTAATATCAAGAGAATTATATAAGTCCATATCAGCCTTTCTTCTAGCCTCTTGTCTTCTTCTAGCAAATTCTTCGTTTTGTAAATCTAATCTTTCTTGAGATAAAGCAAGCTGTTGACGTACAGCTTCTTCTTTTAGAATGTCACGATTGTTCTTTAATATTGTTCCTGTAAAAAATAATCCTTTTCCCATTTATCTTCTATTTAAAAAAGCACCCATTCTTGCACTTAAATTAGATAAAAAGTTTTTTTGTTCCTCCTCTTTTTGCTCTTTCATTTGCTCAATATCTTCATCTTTACCTATGGTATTTTTATCATATTTAGCAACTAGCTTTTTCATTAAGTTTATAGCTGATTCAGTATCATCTTTTTTCAAAGCAACTCTTATAGCTTCTACATCATCTGGTGGTAGTATCAACTCACCCCCCGTAGCCTCTCCTATTTTTTCCCCATCTTGAACAATGTCTATAGGGTTAGTATCATGATCAAACTCTCCTGGAGTTACCCCTCCATCATCATCTATTTTACCACCTTCCTCACCAGTTGGTATAGGACCAAATATTGTGCTTGGTTGATTTAACCTAACACCTTGTAATCCTTGTAAATTAATAAGTGAGGAAGAAAAAGGTACATTTAGTCTAGATGATTGCATCCCAGTAAATGGCCGTCTAATCGATAAAATAGATTGTATTGTGTTAGCATCTACAGGTTTAACATCTGTAGCACCAAATAGTTTTCTTATATCTCCTACACCTCCAGCTCCAACACCCGAAGCTGCATCCTCAAGACCACTAAATATGTTTTTAACTGCTGCATCTTTTTCTGCTTGAATACCTTTAATTTCTGCCTCTGCAATTTTTATATCTTGTAACTTTTCTAACTTCTGTTCTCCAGCTAAATTCTGCATAGCCTTAGTTCTTGCAGCTTCTTGTGCACCTAAAATAGACAACTCATCTCTACTTCTTTGTCTTTCTAATCCTGCAACTCCAGCTAAAAGATTTCTAGGATCTCTTGATAAAGCACCTATAGCAGAAGCTCTATCTGCTTGTGCCCTTGCTTGTGACTCCTCAATTAATCTTTGAGAGAAAGGCTCCTCAGCTAACTTTCTAGTTGCATCAGTAACTTTAAATTTTAATCTATCCTCTTCAAAGTCCCTCTCAGCTTTTCTTGCTCTAGCTGCTTGAACAGCTCCATATGCACTTTTTGCAGCCGAAAGTGCTAATAAGGCTGCTCCAACTGCTGCTTTCTTTTCTTTTTTATCTTTGTCTTTATGGTATGGCATATTAATGATTTTTACAAATGTACTAAAATTTTTTTTATTTATTGCTAAGTTCACTCTTATCTACATCAGCATTAGCAACGTATAAATTAAATTTATATCTAGATAAATATTTTGATGGAGTTGTAAGTAAAGGTCTAGTTGATAAAGTGGTCATCATATAACTACCTTTCATTTTTTCTCCCTCTACTCGACCATCTTTTGATATAAATAAAAATCCACCTACATCTTCACTTGATGAACTGTAAACATTTTCGTTATTGGGTTTTATAAAAACAACACTAGAATTATTTATAATAATAGGATATCCTAAAAATACAGAAGTACCATCTTCTTTTTGATAGTATAATTTATACTCTGTTTCATATATAGTAGCATTACTTTGCAAAGGTGATGTTTGACAAACAAAAGTTACCCCAACATCATTTGATCCAGAATAAGAACTATTTATATCTGATATAGAAAAATCACCAGCTTCTCCTATAATATATTTACCTCCTACTGTCATTTGATCACTAGGAATTGTAGAATTTGTTGTAACATTAGAATTAAAATTTCCTAATATTTCACCTATACCAGTTGTTTCAGATATAGAATCTACAGATCCAACACCTTGAAGTTCAGATCCATCACCAAAAACCTCTGTTTCAGAATACGTACTATCAACTTCTGCTTGAGATTTTACGTAAGGTATAGTAGAATAATGTATTGACTCTTTAGTTTTAAAATCTATAACCTCTATATAATTATTATCTAATATTAAATCTACATTTTCTGTTAAACTTAATATAGTATTTGATATTACAGATTTTACAACTCTATATTTAAATACATATCCACCATCTTTATTGTTCCCATATATTTTTACAAAGTCACCTTTTTTAACATCTTGATAAAATAAAGTATTTACACCTTTAATTAAAGATTCTGAGCCTTCTAAATCAGGATTATAATTAACAACAAGACCATCTACTTTTTTAAATCCTATTTGTGTATTTATAACAGAATCATAACCAGACTTTAATCCTTCACCTGTTATAGTTTGTCCCATGTTAGTAAACATATAAGCAAATAATTTTCCATCACTTTCTAAAGATAAAGCGTTGTATGTTTTTATAGATGATGGTTCTGCATTAAAAGGAAACTGTATTAAAGAATCATATTGTTGACCATAAAAATTATTATACCTTCTTTGTAAGTTTCTGGTTTCATCTACATCAGATTCTTGAAATACATATTTATTTTGATAAACTCTATCAGTAGTATTATGCTTGTATAATTTTCCATCTTTAAATCCTATAAATTGTCTATTTACTTTGCCATAATAGTCTGGATAAAAATCATAAAAAGAAGTCCATTTATTTACTCTTTCGTTAAAAGCTATAGTTTTACTTTTAAATATTAATATAGGATTTCTGTTTTCATAAGTGTCTAAAGATGTAGACCATGTAGAAGGATCCTCTGCCCATTGACCAGTTATAGCATTTGTAACATCAGGGAAAGTTACTATATATTCATCATACTTTGGATCATACCCTCCTATAATATTAAAACTTACAAGACTATTTTCCTCTGGATCATTTATAACATACATTTCTCCAAGGTCTCTAAAATAATCTCTCATTCCACTTTCAGATATTACAGTTAGACCATCAGTTGATAATCTTAAAACTACTCCTCTTTTTATATCTACAAAATAAAATTTATTTCCAAATTTAACTATACTCTCTGGCTGTAAACCACATCCATAATCGCCAGAATATAAAGTAGCATAGTTGTCTATTATCTTATTAGATAGTGAAACTAAATTATCTCCTTTAGCTGTTGTAATAATATCAGCTCCCACTAAAACTCTACCTACTTTATTTTCATGAAATATTAATAAATCATCATTTATTGTCATTAAAGATTGTATAGAACCAAAGTCTTTATTGTAATCAAAATATGGAATATTAGCTAAATTAAAACTTGATAAACCATTTATGGATGCTGTGCTAGAAAATGGCTCAGAAAAGAATACAGATGCCTCTAATCTTCTTTCTGCTGCATTTAAATTAATAACATTAATTCTACCCCTACTATAATTATTAGTGTTGTGAAAATCATTTAAATAATAATCCTCTACAAAAAATGTTTCTGTTGGTGATCCTGTCTCATCAGTAACCATATTTCTTGGTTTTAAATATACATCTCCATCTCTTAAAATTAATGTTGCAGGTTCAGATGAAACTAGTTGATTTATTTCTGTATCTAAAGTGTAAGATGAAGATTGATTTGTATCACCTATGTGAGCTCTATTTGTTTTTCCAGGATTTGATATTGCAAATTTATCTCCTATCTCATAGTAAACATTAAACTCATTTTCTAAATCTTTTTTAGGTCTATATATTTCTACTATAAGATTTTTATATCCACTAGTAGCTAAAGAAAAACCATTATGTGCTATACTTACAGTAGATCCAAACTCATCTAAAACACTAGTAGATTCTGGGTTAGGTATTCTTATATAAAATCCAGAGTTAGCAGACGTAATAGTAAATGGTGGATCATCTGTATCAGATGTATAAATTTCAGATCCTGATATTTGTAAATCTATATATTCTGAAAATCTTCTTCTTCCTGTACCTGGATCATAGCTTATAAATCTAACTCTATCTCCTTCCACATAATCATAATCTATTAATGATCCTGTGCTTTGATTGTAACTATAATTCTGACCTTTTAAAGACTGTAAACTTAAATACATTTGTGTATCATTTGAAGTTCCAGCTTCTACATTGACAACTGACATTTGAATAAACTCATCTACAGTATTATTTCCTGTGTAATATAACTGATAGTGAGTTGCAAATTTAGGTGGTTTATTAAATATCTTAAGTTCTAGTTCAGTTTTTTGTGCCACCTCATGACCTTGTTGTTCTGTATAAAACTTATTATAAGCTTTTGTTCCATTAAAAGTTTCTGAAAATTCTGGCCCTACATTTACAAAAGAACATCTGTTTGTTTCATCAAAGTAAGCTATACCAAAGCTATGATAAGCTCCTGATTTAAAAGCACTTACACCAATATCTCCTGATACAAACTTTGATTTATCTTTTATTACAAGGGTATGAAGACCTACAATACCAGGTGCAGCAAATCCAATACCTACATTCTCATCATTAAATTTAAAAGTGATTTCAACTTTGCTATCTGAAGAGTTATAACTTGCAAATACTTGCCCTCCACCATCTCCTATACCTTCAAATGTTGCAATACCTGCACCATTATTAATAGCACTTGCAACTTTATTACCTATTAAATCTATATCTATATCATTAGTTATGTCAATTGTTAAATTAAAAGTTACCTTTCTATTTTTAGGACCTTTTAAATTAGCTAGATAATCTATAATTATTTTTTGATTTTTACCTGATTCAAAGTTTAAACCTGTTAAAAAAAAGTTTTGAAAATGCCTTGTAATTCCATCACCTATCAAAGGATTGCCTCCTAAGTTTGCATTAAATGCAGGTTCAAAATCATTGCTTATATCATTTTCATCAAATTGCTCTGTTATTTCTGTAGTTGTTGTCTGTAAAACAGTTTCTACTGGATTAAAACTACTGCTAGCTATTATATTAGTATTATCAAATCCCTCTAATACATTTCCATAGGCTATTCTATTGTTTCTTAATATGGTTTGTGCTTTTGCAAGTTTTGGCACAGAATCAAATAATTTATTAGAATCAACAACATCTACAAATGGATATGTTCCATCGTTAAAAAAATTAATACTAGAAGTTATATTTGTGTAATTATAAAAATCATTTGTTATAACTTCATTTTTTATCTTTTTAAGAAATCTAATAAAATTATTAGGAACTGTATCTACTAAAAAAAACTCTCCTGTATTTCCTTTTCTTGCAACTATTTCAATGGTGTCTACATCAGAAACACTATCTTCATATTCTACTTTTAAAAAATTATCTATGTCAGTATAACTATCTGCATTAATATTAGTATTTAAAGCAAAAGCATCACTAATTTTTATATCTGATATACCACTGTACGATGTGTTTTCTTCATCGACATGATGATATCTGTATTTAAACTGAAACATATTATCTAATATGTTATTTGTTGATACACTACTATCTTTACTAGAAGTAGTTATAGGTCTCGTATTAGGTTGATGTTTTACAGCATCTATATATTTTTCTTTATGAATAGTATCTCCAAAACTTATTAGTGGAGAATAAGCATTTTCTGGATCAGCAAAAAGCATAACACCTGTTAATGCAGAAAAGTTTCCAGCCCATGGGCAATCAGTTATTATACCTTCTACCTCTACACCATTAAATGTTAGTGGTAGAGCTGCAGAGTTATTTACCTCTATATTGTTATCAGATGAACTTGCAAATTGTGGATTTGTTAAAGAACCATATTCTTGAACTAAAGTTATAGTAGTTCCACTTACAGATAAAACTTCATAAAAAAATGGAAAACTATTAGCATCTTGTATTGCTATAAAATTACCTGGAAGTAAACCTAATATTTCTTGTGATGCTGTTACAGTAGCACTACCATTTGTAACATTAAATGTTGTACCTGAACTAGCCTTAGGCACTATACCTAAAACTTCTGCATATCCATTAAAACCTGATGTGCTTACATTATTAGAATTATTATCTAACTGAGTGTACACATAATCTCCTTTTTTAAAAGGATGGTTAGTTGACCCTCCTATAAAAACAGAGCTAGAGTTTGTTTTATAATTTACATCTTGAAATTTATATTTACAAGTATCTATATTTATTTCATTTTGTTTTGCAAGCTCTACATTTATCTTTCTAGGTCTATTTAAATTATCTGTAAAGTATAATATGTCATCAACTTTATTTATACCTGTAATTAAAAAGTCTTCATCAAAATTTAATATATTATTATTATTGCCAGAACTAGATGGTCTACCATCTTGATATACAGTTTGTATTGAATCTGTTAATAAATCATATTCCAATATAGAATCAAATTTTGTATTTAAAGGACTATTGTAAATAAAGTAATACAACTTATTTTTTGGTTTATCTTCATAAGAACCTATACATCTGTAGCCTACTGCAACTGTAGGTTGAACTACAGTTCTGCCTAATAGTACATTTTTTGCTAAATTTTTAGTAGATGTTGCATAAGCTAAACTAACTAAAGATGATGATTGATCATTGACACTACTTAAATTACTATATACTCTTTGACCTATTAATTGTAAACTTGTGTTTGTTGTTCCATCTGCAAAGGTAGTTCCTACTAAATTGTAGTTATCAAATAAGTTCCATATTATATGCCCATTTGAATCTGATAATATATTACTATCATATACAGTTGGAGTTTGACCTGAAAAAGATCCAGTATCATATATAAAAAATTCCCAACCTTCAGGACCTCCTATTATTTCAATCTCTACTTGCAAACCAGTTGTTATACTTTCTGCTGTAGAATCTAAAGGCTGATTGCTTTGAGTAATTGTTGGTGAATTATTAGTAAAAACAGTATTATTATTAAAATTTAAAACTCTATAAATAAAAGTTATTTCACCATAATTCTCTGTATTTATAATTTTTGTATGAGCATGAGGCTCACTTGTATTTCCAGAAACCTGGTTAGATCTCCCATGAGAAAAACCATTGTCAAAATCAGAACAATAATTTATTAAAAGTTGAGGTAAAGTTAAAAAATTATCAACACTATTATCTACAAAATTATTATTATGATACAATGGAAATAAATGATAGTTTTCTTCACTAAAATTATTAGAGTTTATTACACTTGAAGTATCTTCTACTTGAAATTCTGGTATATTAGTATTTCTAAAAACTAAAAATGGACTAGATCCATACGATGAATTGTTTACATAACCATCTTGAGGATTGCTTCCAAATCCAATACCACTATAATTAGTAAACTCTGGCATCTTTCCATTAAATGTGAATCTATATACAGCACTATTAGAACCTACTGCAGACCCATCTGTATTAGAATCTATTTGATTTAAAGCCTCATCTAGTTGACTTTGTAATTCATCTTTATCGCTTTGTAAGTCTGATATAGTTTGATTAAATAAAGATACTGCAGAATCTAAATCTGCTTGACTTGCACTTGTTGTAAAGTTTAAATCTGAAATTATATTATTATGCTCACTGGTAATGCTTTGTACTGCACTTACTAAAGAGTTTGCTAAACCTATATATCGAACTATTGATTGGTTTAAAGACTGATTTTCTAGTGTTAATATTTCTATTTCATTAAACCTATCATTTGAAGTTTGTTGAAGTTCTGTAAAGTTATTTAAGATGTTAATACTTTGATCTACAAAATTATTGTATGATGAGTTACTTAAAGCAACATTATTAGGTAGTTTAAAAAATTGTACGTTATCTATTCTTGTCCCTACAGGAGGAACAATACTTTCTCCATTTAATTCTACAGAAACAGGAGATATAATAATATCTATAGATGATGTGCTTAAAGAATTTAGACCTAATATATTTACAGGTAAAACAAAATCTCCATTACTAAATCCAAATTGAACAGAGTCAGCTAAAACATTTCCATCTACATCTTTAAATTCTACTTTAAAAGCACCCTTACCCTCTTCTTTTCCAGTTACAGAAACATTTAATAAATAAGAACCATCAACTTGTGGAGAAGATATAGTTTGTTTTATTGTATGAAAATCTTTTAATTCTGTAGATAAAACCTCTATCGCACTAGAGGATATAGCAAAAGTAGTTGGACTTGACGCAGTCCAGTTACTAGAGGAATCAAAAGTACCATTTATTATTAAATCAGTAAGAGTAACAGATTGTTGTAGTAAATCAATCTCTGCTTCTAGTGTAGATTTTGCATCTAAAGCCTGATCTAAAAGTGCTTGAACATTATTAACATCCTCTTGTGAAACACCATCCTCTTGATTTGCTAAAGCACGATCTAAGTCTTGCTCTAAAGCCATAATATTAGATTGTAAATTACTAGCTTTAATATTAAAATTAGTAAGATTAACTTGATATTCACCTATTTGACTTACAGGTAAATTTTCAAAACTTCCATTTTGTATATTATCTACTGCTTCACTTAAATCCTCTACAAGTTTATCTATTCCATTTTGATATTCAGTTATAGTTGTTTGTAAGTCATTTAATGTTTGCGTTTGATTGCCTATTGTTGCACCTAAAGAAGTAACCTCATTTTCTAAAGTAGATATACTTTGTGTTTGAGAATCTACTTGATCTTGTAATTCTGTATTTAAAAGACTAGCTGCTGTTAAACTATTTTGATATTGATTATTTTGTGTAGTAAGTTCTTGAACTTGATTTTGTAAACTATTAAATTCTGATATAAAAGTGTTAGCATTTAAACCTAAATTTGCTAGCTCAGTATTGTAGGCATCCACTTGTGATTGAGCAAAATCTAATTGTGATTGTAAACTTGAAATTTGTTGTTCATTAAGATCATTTTCAATAGCAGATGCTTCTATACTTTCATGTAAAAATGAAATTAAATCTTGTATTTCAGCATAAGTTTCTGCAGTTATCGTTGTTATAGTTCCATCATCATTTTGTATTTCTAAAGTTGTGCCTAATTGATTTTGTAGATTAATAATTTGTTCGTTTAAATCATTTTGTGCATTTTGTAAATCAGTAATAGTATTATTTAAAGATGTTATTTGTGACTCTAAAGATGCTATTTCACTAGCAGATAAAGATAAAGCAGCGTTAAAATCTGCAACCTCTTGTTGATGAGCAGTAGTTAATTGATCAATCTCATCTTGTTTAGAGTTTATTTGATTTTCTAATTGAGAATTTAATTGTTGAAGTTCACTTATTTGATTTAATAAATTACTGTAATCAAAACCTCCATTAGATACATTAACTAAAGATGTAGTTACTCCAGGTAGTAAAGGTCTATTACTCATACTTACTGATCTACCTTCTTGTAAAGCTGATAAAACCTCTTGCTCACTTGAACCAAAACACAAATTAAAAGGAACTCCTTTTTGTATTGAAATAGATAAATGTGCTATATCAGGTTGTAGTTCAGATATAGTTAAAGCTTTTATTATTATTGTATCTGTTTCAGCAAAATTATTTGTAACCTCTAGAAAAAAACTATTATGATTTGAATCTGCTTGAAATACAAATGAATCAAAAGTAGTGCTTGTAATTGCTGGACTAATACTAGAACCAACTTTAAAAAATAAAGAGTTTCCTGAACTAGTATATGTTGTAAAGCTAGCTTGTATTTTATACCAATTACCTTGTATTATATTAGCAGGAAAGAAAAATGTATCCCCTGCACTTGCACTAGAACTTAAGGTAATAACATTACTTGATATAGAAAAAGCAGGATTATTTAAAGGAGAATTATCAAAATTATTAAAACTATCATCTGATGTATAGTTATTTAATAAAGAAAAACTACTGCTTGGAGCAGAATCTCCATTTACTAGTAAAGAATTATTATTACCTTTTAAGGCTGTATTAGATTGAAAACTTAAAGTTACATCATTATCTACACCAACTGTTGAAACTGTATGTGGATTAGGAGAACCTTTTACTAAAACATTACCTTCAAAGTTTGTAAATTTATTAACTAAAGATTCAGCTATATTACTTTGAGTAGTATCTAATTCAAAGGGATCACCAGTATTAAATTTACCTTCTCCTCCCAGCTCTGCAAAAAGAGAAACTTCAAACTCGCCATTATTTTCTACATAACTATATATATTATTTATGTCTGCATCTTGAGCAGATGTAGGTTCTGTTCCACTTATAGTTAACACATATTGAGTTCCTCCTATATTATCAGTTGTTACACCTATAGGGCTACCATCATCTTGAGTATTGTTAGGTATAGAATCTCCAGTTTCAAAATCTGCATTAGACTGTATAACTAAACCACCATTATTTTCTATATGAAGTCTACCCTCTGATGGATAATCATCTATAGATGAAGACCATGTAAATTCAGAACCCTCTTGACCATAATCACTTTTAAAATCTAAATCAAAATCAACACCTGGTACATCAGCAGTTATTGTTATTTCGAGTTCTCCTCCAAACTTTAAACTTGTTCCTGGAGTAAAATTAACACTCGAGCTTCCTGTTATAGCCTCACCTGAAATTCTATCTACTAAAGGTATATTATTACTTAAAACTCCAGATATTTCATTAAACTTATTGTATAAATATGAAGCTGCTTTAGTTCCATCACTATTTCCTGTCCACTCTAAAGAGGTATTAAAAACAGGATCTAAGTTATTATTTTGATTAAATCTAAATATTTTAAACTCATACTTAGAACCTTGCAATTCTCTCCCTGATATTCTTATAGTTTGACTATAAAATATAGTATTTATAGGAGGATTAGTTACAAAACCACCTTCTAATATTTCTACATCATGAAACTTTTCTTCAGGAAAATCATACTTTACTAATTTAGTTCCTTCTATATTTTCTACTGAACCTGCTGTGCTATCTGAAGATGCTATATTTCTAATATTTTCTGCATGACGATAATCACCTTGTTTAATTAAACGAGGGTCAGAATCTTTGTCCATTCCACCTGTAAATACTCTTTTATCTATAGCCATGTATTAAAGTTTAGGAGATTGTTTAAATGCTTTTCTAGAAACCTGCATAGCAGCCTCTTTATTAAAGTTCATCATTCTAGCTCTTGCTAATCTTTTACTATTAAACCAATCTCTTTTTGCTATTTGTTTTTCACCTAAAGGAATACCTCTTTTTCTTTGTATATATTTATAATATATGTAGCTTCTTAAAGCTTCCTCACAAAACTTATGAACTCTTGGTTGAGTTCCAACAACACCTAGTTGAACTAAAATTTCATCAGAGACTAAAGGATTAGTAATACTACTGTCTATAGTTTGACTATCATCAGTATTGCTATTAAGTAAAGAACTATTTAATCCTAATGGTAAAGATTCAGTTCCATCAGTTTGAATAAAACTAGTATAAATTAGTAGTACCTCATTATCACTCTGTGATGCTTTTAGTGAAGTTCTAAAAGGAGCAACTTGAAAATTTGGATAACCTTCATTTACAACTGTTGAAAATTTTTCTGCTATTTGACTTGCAGTATCATCTAGATTAAATTGTATTTGTTGTGAAGTTGGTGTTGAAGTTAAATCTGTTGTAAATGTATAAGTATCTATACTACTAGAAGAACCAAGTCTAGGAATTTTTAAAGTTGTTCCATTATTTATACCATTTTCTGAACCTGAATCATTTACAGCTCCATTAAATTTTAATTTTATAATATGATTTTTAGGCTCTGTTGAACTTATACCATCAGATATATACTCCATAAATACTGTTTGATTTGAAACATCTGATGAAAAATTTATAGTATTGTCATTTCTATTTATTCTGTAATATCCTAAATTATTTTTTCCCCCTCCAACTCCAAATTTTTTACCCATATCTGTGTGAAAATAAGGATTGTTTTCATCATAAGGATCTTCACTTATTTGAGGTGAAATAGAAGAATCTAAAGTTAATGTAGAGCTATAACCTAAAGGATGAAAATTATCATCTTGACCTCTATACCCTATTCTAACTAATTTAACATAATCATTAGGTAAGGTTACTTGCAAAGTAGTAGAGTTGACTGTAAATGTTGTTGTTTTTATTTCTTGCTCTAAATCAAACTTTAACTCTCTTAATCCTTGTAATGCAAGTAATCTTATTTGATAGGCTTGAGCTTCTTTATCATAAGAAGTATCATCCATTATTAATTGAAAGTCATTTACAATTTGACTTATTGGAGTATAATCTATTGCCATTATTAACTATCTTTTTTTATTTCATTTGCTTGTGCATATTGCACTATTTCTGCCTCTCTAATAGTTACACCTAAATATTCTAATATTTTAACTACAACTTCACCATGACATCTACTAGATATTTTTAATTGTACAGAAGTAGAAAAATTAAATACAGGCTTGCCTGCTATTGTAACATAACCATAAGTAGGTTTATTATCATAACTATAATGATAAACTAATACACTACTAATTTCCTCTGGAAAAACAGATATCTTTTTAACTTCATTTTCACCTGATTTCCCTATTAATGCTATAGGATATTCAAATGATGGTTTTACTAAGTTACTTCTTAATACGTGAGCAACATCTTTAGGCTCTACTATATCTACTGGAATATTAGTATGTATAGAATGTTCTTCATCTACAGCAGTATATATAGCCTCTATATAATCTGTTTTTAAATTACCAATACTGCCTAGATGTGGTGATGAAGAGTCTGAAACACTAACAGATGTTGTATTTAAAAAAGCAGATAAATCTTGTCTTGCAACATCATAAGATAATGTTTCATTGTAAAATCCTGCAGCTTTTTTAGGTTGGGATTTTTCTATTATTATTTTTAATCTTTTATTGTATAACTCTAGTTCAGCTTGTTGAGCCAATAAATTAAACTCAGATGGAGTTATATATCCTCTTTGTTCTTTATTAGCAAAGGTCTGAACTAATTTATATACTTCATCAATTACCATCTATATATTATTTGTTAGGTAACAAAAATACAAAATAAATTGATATAATAAAAAAAGGGAACCATTAAGTCCCCTTTAGTATTGTATGCTTAAAAGTAATTAACTATTTAATGCTTGTAATCTTCTTTCTATTTCAGCATACACTTGCTCACCCTCCCCTTGTGAGCAGAAATCAACCATTTTATCTATAGCTTTAACACCAACAGCTGGAACACATATTGTATTTCCTGATCCTACCCATGTTACTTTTTTAGATTTCATAGATATAATACTAGACTCTTGAGCCATTAAAAGAACTTGCTTCATTGTGGTTCTAGGATCATTCATTCCTGCCAAGAATCCTTTAGGATTTTTTTCAGCTTGAATTTTCATGTCCCAACGAACCTCATCAACACTTCTATCTATCTTTATTCCAAGAACTTTAGCATAACCCATAAGCTCATTTACAGGCATTTTAAGAGCTGTTTGCACAGCCTCCATAGTATTTCCAACTTCCTCTATTTTTTTCTGTGCAGACTTTTCATCATCCTTTACAGTAAATAAAATAGACTTAGATTTAATTCTATGAGGATTACTCCCATTGGCATTACAAGTATCTAAGTATTTTTTTAAAGTTGGATTTGTATGATCCACAAATAAATATCCATTATTAAAAGATATAGGATCTCTCATTTTAGCTGTTTCTGGTTGCTCATCAGCATATATAGATGTCTCTCCAGGAACATATCTAATTTTTCTATTCTCTCCCTTTACAGGATCAAATATAATATCTTCAGCTTTTAGTAAGGAAACTATTGGATATTGTGGCATACCATTAGACCTTTTAGCCTTAGCTATAAGTTGGTATATTGTTGGTTTATAATCTTGTTTTTTATTTATAAAGCTTGGAATAAACTTTTTTTCTACAGAAGGTTTTACTTGAACCTTTGTGTTTGTTGGTGGTGTTACCACTCTTCTTTTTGTTTTTGTTGTCATGTCTAAAATTAAATTAAAATGTTAATATTATAGGAGGGGAGTAATCCCCTCCAGTAATATAATTAACTATTGCTTATTAAGAAGCAGCTCCAGCCTGAATTGTAAGACTAACACCAGTAATAGCTACAGCAGCTCCTGAAGAATCAGGGTCTACTGATAAAAATTCACTATTTGGTGCGTCAGCTATAACAATCATACTTTTTCCATGCCCAGATATAACTGGAGCATCTATAGCAGCAAGAATAGCTTCAATTACTTCTTTTTGCTTGTTAACAGTAATAGATAACGTAGCTATATCTGATACATTAGCATCATCAACGTTTCCCTCTGCAGGAGCAAAAAACATTGATATGTTATCTGTACTTCCTACATTATCATTAAATCCTCTAAATTTAGATACTGGCACACAATAACATTTGTTTGCTTCATCAAAAGCTGATGTGCCATTTGAGTTAAAATATAAGTATTTCTCCATTTTCTTATGTTTTTATATATTAATAATTATGATTTTTTGAATAATAAGAATCTGTTAGGAGCAAATCCTTCAAAACCTCTTTCAGTTCTGTAGTGAGATCTTAACTCATCTTTCTCATTAGTTCTATTTTGTAGAACTGCAGATCCAGTTAACCAGTGTTCCATTTCTCTAGAGTAACCATTAGCAGCTTTATATCTCATTCTTAATGATGGGATACTTTCTCCTGATCTTGGGTCTCTTTGATTATCCATAGGAATACAAATACCAAATCCATTAAACTTAAATCCATCTGCACCTAATAAATCAGGTCTGTTAAATAAATCATAAGTTTTCTTGTGGAAAGTATAACCACCTCTAGAAAAAGAATTAAATCCAAGATTTAATGCCATATCCTTATTATTTGCAAAAGTTCCATAATTAGCACCACCTGCAGCATAAGCTCCTTGTGCAGCTAATAAGTCATCAATATCTAAAGATAAGTTGATACCAGCATAAATAGCCATTTCTTTTGCACCTCTAAATTTATCTAAAGATTTTATAGCAGCATCAAAATCAGCCATTGTAATTGCTGAAGAACCAAGATTCATAGTTTGACCTTTGTTTTCAATAAAATTTAAAAGACCTTCTGTTGTTGTTACTGTTCCTCCAACATTATCAGTAGCACCATCTTCTAAAGCAGAAGAACCAACACCAACAATCATTGCAAGCTCACAGTAATCCATAAATCTTTGATAAGTATCAGCTTCACCTTGTAAATACCATAAATACCCAGTCCCAAACTCTTGATTATTTACTTTTACATAAATAGCATTAGTTGCTTCAGATCCTGAAACAGAAAAAGACTCTTTAATAATTTGACAAGAATTAGAATACTGAATTACTCTTGGTGTAATACCCTCACCTGGTTGATCAGTTCTTTCTGCATAAGCGTTACCTACTACAGCAAAAGTAGTATCAGTTTGATCTGCTGCAACTGCACCAGTTGATACAACTTTAATTCTAAATGACTCTTCTGGTTGAGAAGAGGCTAAACCATCATCATGTTGACCAGTAACATAAAACATAGTTCCTGAGTTACCCAATAAAAGGTCACCATCACGAACTGCAGTGTTACCAGATCCATCTCGATCTCCAGAAGCAATAGTTAAATCATCTCCAGAAATAGATCCTGTAAATGAGTTGTGAAGAAATGTTTCTTCATAATGCTCAAATTTATTTGCTGTTGTTTCTTTTTTTGTTCCTAAAAGTTCCATAAGACCAGTAATACCTTGATTACCATATCTTTTTACTAGTTGCTCATCTACATCTCTTTTTGTTAATAGATTAGTACCATCAGATGCTGCTGCTAAAAGAGTAGCACTGTTTACATAGTTTGATGTAGTTGCAACTGCCACATTTGAAGGGGTTGGGTTCATTGCTGGACTCGACCCTAAACTTACTGTTGCCATAATTTTATATTTTTAATTTTTTAATAATTTGTTTTTAACCTAATATTTGTTTTCTTAACATATCTAAAGTTGTTTGTTGTCTTTGAGGTGCCTCTTGCTTGTCTTGTGCAAATGAAGGATTTTTAATTTCATTAATTACATTCTCTGTACCTTTACTTCTATACTGATTAGCCACACCTCTAATAATTTTATCTATATTATTCAAAATGTACATATCCGTATTAAGTTTATCAAAATCCCATTTACCTGATTCATCTACATATTTATCAAAAAAAGTATCAAGATTGCTATTATAAGATTTAATCTCATCTCTAGCACTATCATCTAACTTATAAACATATTCCTCTCCTTTATCATTCATAGGAAAAGATATACCATCTAAGTCATCAACTTCATTTGACATTTCACCAATCCATGCTTGTCTATCTTCATCGCTAAGAACTTGTTGTTTACTTTCAGAAGGCATAGCATACTCTTGTTTTATTTGATTAAAATAATCTCTAGCAGCTTTTGCATCTTTAGTAAGTTGAACTTTACCAGCGTTCATTTCTCTCGCACTATGTTTCTCTTTGTCTGTTCTATATGTTTCAGTTAAGTAATCATTTAACTCTGCGTCAGTTAACTTAGGATTATCTAATCTAATATACTCCCTTAAAACAGCCTCATCAGAAACATTTGATAAATCAACAGTCTGCGTATTAATATAATCTTGAACTGTTCTTCCTGTATTTTTTATGTAATCATTAATTACTTTTAGCTGATCGCTAGCAAAATCATTACTTTCTACAGGTTGATTATTATTATTCAAGTCATCAAATGAATTTATATCTCTACCTAGCTTTTCGCTTAGGTATTGTAAGACAACTTCATCATCACTAATATCATCAGTCTGATCATTTTTTGGTGCCTCTTCAACACTTGTTTCTTCATTATTTAAAGAACTTTCTTTTGTTAAGTCTACAACATTTGATTCCTCTTGTGTTGTAGTTTTAGATTCCTCTGGTTGGTTTTCATTACCAGTTAAATCTACTACGTTTGGCTCTTGAGGATTGTTATTAACAACCTCTCCACCTATATTTTTTACTAATTGTTCTCTTATATCCATGTTAATTTAATTTACTTTTTTTGCAAAGTTACTTTATTTAAACTTATAATCAAATATTTTTATTCATTTTCTTCTAAAGGCCCTCTATTTCCTTTTCTTTGTTCTATAAGTTTTGATTGATTTCTTGCAGATTGATTTTGAACTTCTTTTCTTGCTTGTCCTGATATAGATGCAGCTCCTTCTTTTCCTAAATTAGAAAGCTCTATTTCTCTTAATCTTCTTTGATGTTGAGCCTGTTCAAATCTTTCTTTTAGTTCAAAATCTAATTGTCTTAATTGTATCTCTGATTCTAGTTTAGCTCTTGCTTTATCTCTTTCTAAAGCTAATTGTGTTTCTAATTCTTGTTGTTTTAATTGTGCTGATTGTTGAGCAGATTGCTGCTGAAGCATAGCATTTTGTTCAGAAGCTTGTTGAGATAAAAATCTTTGTTCTTCTTGATATTTTTTTCTTCTTAAGATTAACATTTGATTAGACATTTTTACATTTTTAATAGACCTAATTATAATAGCATCTTCTAACCTTAATTCTTTTTGTGATAAAGAAATTTGTATGTTTTGCTCCATTAATTGTCTTTCCTCTTGACTAGGGGATACATCTAATATTATTCCAAACTCATGCAGGGATATTTTTTTCATCATATCTATGCTATTCATAGAGCCATCTCCTATAACATTAGAATACATAGAATGTAATCCTACAAAATTAACTAAGTCTTGCATTCTCATAGATATACACTCAGATATTCTTTTTGTTACATTTAAGTAAGCATCATTAATATCTCTTGTTGCATTATTAGATGCAAGTAGAGCTAACTTTTGAACCCCCACTAAAGCTTCATTAGATGGTTGAGTTGCATCTCTTGCTTCATTAACACCAGTCACATCTCTAATCATTTGCAAATTATGATTGTAAACATTTATAAGAGTTATAAAATCTCTACCTATACCATTTTCTAATTCTGCAATAGGTACAGCTCCTGTCATATTACCCTCATCATCAATACGTCTATAATATATATTACCAGTTTGATCATATATTTCTTGAAGCTCCATAGGTGTAAATGTACCACCATCCCCTTTAGATACATTTTCTAAAGAACCTACTTCAAAAGCAGCACCTTTTGGTCTGGCTTTAGCAAGTGTATGTTGTATTTTTAAATGAGCCAGTTGTATTTGATCTGCAAAAGGAATCATCCTGTCAACCAAAGATTTATTTTTCATTTTGTATAAATTTGGCTGGTAAACCACATATGATAATTTAGTTTCAGCTAAATTAGATTTTGGTCTTGGCATATCTTGCATCATAGAGTAATTAAATATATAATCTGTATTCACTATATACTTACCCTTATATATTACCTTTACAGTTGACCCAATATTTTCTCTTTTATTTTTAGATACTTTTGGAGGTTTGTAGTTTGATGGTTTTTTATTTACAGAAAATCCTCCAAAATTATTTTCTTTCTTCTCATAATTTAAACTATAACTTGTAATAAACTCTGCATCTAAAACATTAACACTAAATTTATCATAATCATAAGTTTCATTTCCATTATCATAATAAGCTCTATCACCATAAGTCATAGGATTATTATTTTTACCTGCGTATTCTTTTGCTATTTTCTGATAGTCCTCTTCACTAAATTCATCTCCTGCCATTTGTTTTAAATCTGCTATTGTCATAGAATATATTTCACCTGCGTGTCTTATATTTTTATAATCTGGTTTTGATGAATAAGATGTAATTAAGTTAGCTGGATCAACGTGTCTTATCTTTAATCCACTTACTGGATTTAACTCTATTTTACTAGCACATATCCCTAAAACAACTAAGTCTCTAATCATATATCTTTTAATTAAATCATAGTCATTTATATCTAACGTATAACCTATTGCTTTTTCTAAAGCTAGTTCAACATTTTGCTTATAATTTAAAGACATAAACATATCTATTTCTTCTGCAGTTTCAGCAACAAAATCTTTTTTAGTTAACTCTAATCCAGATATGTCTTCCATGTTTTCAAAAAACTTTTTGTTTATCATATCTGCAAACATAGATTTTCTTTTATTTAATCTTTCCTCTGCAGCTATTGGATCTATAGAAGTTGCCTTTATATCATATTCTTGATTTACCATTCCATTAACAATAACATCTACAAACTTTGGTATTATTGAAACTGGTGTAAAATCTATATTTAAATAAGCAGTATCACCTTGAACATCTAATAAATCTTTATACTTTCCTATATCTTGACTACCCTCTGCATAAGCTCTATTTCTAGAGTATCTTATTTTTATATCTCTATAATAAACATCAGAATTTTTACTGTAATCATAATACATAGCTTTTAAATAATCAAGCCCATATTGTTTACTAGCTTTTTCCTCATTGGTAGCTAATGGATTAGGATACCCATTTAATTTATCTTTGGAGTTATTATACATCATGCCTTAATTCTTTTACTATATATGCCTTTAATATTATATTTTTTTACTAAACTATATGTTTTTTTTATTTCTTTTTTCTTTTTTATATATTTTTGTGAAGCCAGTAATGCTAAAGATGAAGATATACTAGCGTCATATTTTGTTCTATTGTCTATTTCAAATCTACTCCAATCATCTAAAAGCTTGTTAAAGTAACAAGATCCTATATCTCCTGTATCAGAATTATAACCTACATAATCATATATGTATGAAGCTATAGCTTCTGCTTGTGCATTTATAACTGCTGTTCCTGACCCAGGTATTCCTTTTGTTTTTTGTTTTCCTTTACTCCACTCTGTATGTGTTGTATCAGGTCTATCCATTAAGTATTCATAATAACCTCTATTTTCAAAGTATTTAATTATTCCCACTTTATTATTTTCAACTAACATTTGACATCCATAAAATACACACATCTTAATCATGTCTTCATAAAATATTTCTGCTTTAGGTGGTCTATTAATATACTCACATACAAACTGCATAGAAGCACTACTTGCCATGCTAAACTTATGAAATACATGAGCAGCAGCATCAGATCTCCTACCATCAGTTGTTGTATCATGGTCATAGGGATCACAACCTGCAACCAAACTATCTGCCCTACCTGGAAACTTTTTATTATTTTTTGATATAATAATATTTTGGTTTTCAGAATTAGGAACCCAGCTGATTTCCCATTTACCTTTTTTGTGAGGTATCCAAATAACTTCTTTATCTTGTATTCCATTTTTCCAAACAAACTCACCTTTTGTAGTATTTATATTATTTATCAAATTATAATCTATTTGTTCGTAAATTTTTTCAACATCAAATATACAACTTTGTGTGTCATTTCTAAAAGCTTCTTCTATAGTAAATGGAAACTGACGTTTAAATTCTGATAACGATACTGTATCATTTTTTAAAGCATTTCTTCTATTCTCTATATAATCTTTAGCTCCTATATCAATCATCATTTCATCTATACCCATTATAGGTTTTTCTGGAGTTACAATTACTGATTTACCATACTTGTCTATAAACCCCTCTAGATTATCATATGCAGGTATAAATAATTTATAAAGCCCACTTTTTGTTCTACCATTTAAATCTTTTTCTGATAAATTAGAATTATAAAATATATCTTTAAACTCTGCTCCACCATCTTGTTGTTTATTAGCTGTTGAACCCATCAAACATTTTCCTATAACTTTTCTTCCTAGTAGTAAACAAGTTTGTGTAACTCCCCAATTCTTTTTGATAGAATTTTGACCTGTCCATTTTCCTGCCTCATCATGAACTAATAACTTTAACTTCATACCATCATAACTATTATCAGATGTATTTCTCCAATCTATAGTTGTATTTAAAGCTTCTGACTTTTCTATATGTTTTTGATTCTTAGTAATCTTTTTTGCAGGTTCTCTAAAAGCTAACTCTACTCTAGGATTACTAGAACCATCTTGTATAGGTTGAAAAAAGAAAGGATAGTTCCTATAAATCTTAACAACCTTATCTGTAAACATAGCTTTAGCATCAGCTCCAGTTTTAGATAATAATCCAAAATGACTATCGTATGTTTGTGTAGCTAAATTAACTATCTCTGAACTTGCCATGTATGAAAATCCAGATCTACGATTTTTTAAAAAACACATACCATAAGAGTTTTTGTCTAGTTTACAAGCTTCCCAAAAAATAAAGAACTCTCTGTTTGCTTCTCTATAATCAGGATATCCAACATCTATTTTACTCCATTGTAAAAACATATAATGAGATCCTGTTATATAAGTTGGTTCTCCATTATTAAAGAACCACAAACCTTCTCTTCTCCTTCTAAACTCTTCATCTATATAATCTACATAATCTGTAGCATTATCTCTAGTAAGACCAGATGGAAGTTTTTGTCTTTTCCACTTTTGATCTTTCTTTTTTAAATCATAATATAATATATTTTTTTTCAGCCTTGGTTTTTTAGGAAGTACAATTTTTAAATTATCATACTCTAATACCTCTCCTTCACTATTATCTAACAAATATATCTTATCATTTTTTTGCATACTTTTCTGCGAAAGAACCTTTAAAGTCTTTCTTTTCTTGAATTAAATTATCACCCTCTCCAATTCTTTCCTCTAAATTTTTTATACCTAAAAGTATTTCTTGACAATCTTCAAAGCATTCTCTTTTTGCTTTTATAGCTTGTCTTCTTTTAGCATCATCTTCTTCAAGTAAAGGCTTTCCTATTTCTTCTATTAGAACATCTACAGCCTTTTTACTTGCATCTATTAATCTATCTAAAGTTTTTAAAGCGTAATCTTTATTTTTCATATACCCCTAGAATATCAAAGTTTCTCATTCTAAGAAGAGGTGAACCATTAATGTTCATATCATACTCAGAATTTTTACTAAACAATACTCTATCTCCAACATTAACACCTTGCTCCTTTAAATCATTATTTATATATACTGCTTCTCCATGAAGCTCTACTTCTTTATCTTCAGCATCTAAAATTATACCAGACTTTGTAATTCTTGCTGGTGTTTTTTCTTGTTTTATAAAATTCCAAATTCCTATTGGAATCATTTCTCCATCTCTTTCTACAAGATAAATTTGATTTTTATCTGCTTGATAAATATTTTTATCTTTTATGTAAGATACTTTATTGGTATCTGTTGGTACAAAATGGTGAAACCATATTTTATCACCTTCTTGTACATTTAATTCATTATTCATTGGAACTTTATATACAATTCCAAATTGTCTTGCTAATCTCATAGGATCAAAAGATGTATCTCTATACATTTCTATTCCATTTAGCGTAAAGGTATCTTCTGTTTCTTTGGCTACCTCTATCCAGTATAAGTCTTTTATTGGCTTCATATTAAATTTATTTTACTTCGTATTCTTCTAATTTTTCTGTATTGTATTCTATCGCTGTTGGTTGAGAAAAAAATCTCTTCCAAGGTCTAGAAAACTCCTCAGTTATTTTCTTAACGTATACATCATACACAACTTGTTGATGTTTATACCATGCAGCTTCATCTTGTATGATAGCTGTAACTACAAGAGAACCTCCTAACATTTTTTGACCTACTTGGTATGTAAGTCCTTGTTTTAAGTCCCCTATTGTTATTTTTCTTATTATAGGGTTTATAGCTTCCATTTAATTTAATTTATATATTATTCAAAAAAATCTCTAGATATTCTAACATGACCAACATGAATTTTTTTAGATGCAGTAGTTTTAGTTCCAACACTAGTCATAGGTATTAAATCTATATCATCTGTCATAGCTAAAGATTTTTTAGTAGAATCAGTTTCAGTAGTACCACCTGCTGTTACTGCTTGTGATAAACCTTTTCTTTCATTATTAACAAAAACACTTATTTGTCTGTTAGAATCAAAAATCATTTTTAATCTATAAACAGTATTAGCAGTAACAACTACATTTAAATCAGTAATAAAATCAAGTCCTCCTATGCTGTATATAAAATGTAAATTTGCATTATTTCCAAGAGTTCCTCCCTCATCTGTTGTATCATAAAAAAATATAGCTTGATTATCATCTGTTGTGTAAGCAAGGGTAGTAGAAGTTAATCTTAATCCAGTTTGAAAATCCATATCTGCTACACTCGAATCTGTTATAATTACTGTATCATACTCTACTTTATTTTCTGTGCCAAATTTTACAGCTGACCATGCTGATGAATTTACTCCACCTGGAATCTCAACACCTGTTCTAGGAAGAAGTGTTGTTCTATCATTATCTGTTGTTCCTGTTAATAAAGTTGCTCCAGGAGAACTTGTTGGTCTAGCTGTAGCAGCTGCACTCATATCACTACTTCCTCCAAAAGATCCTTTTATTACATGATTTTGATTAGGAGTAACATGAGGATCTATATTAAAATATAATATAAAAGTACCAGAGGGTATATCTGTTCCATTAGTACCTAATCTTATTTTGCAAGAACCATCAGTAGTATCATGTACAGTAACAGAAACTATAGCATTGTCTGGCAAAGTTCCAGCTTCTGATATTTGAACAAGAACTTGAGATGATGTAGCAAAAATATGATCATTATTAAATGTAAATTCAACAGTATCTGTAGCTCCAAGATCTACTGCTTGCATAGTAATTACACCATGCTTACCATTTAAAGTAACAGCAGTTGTTGCACTTGTTGATTGTGTTATAGCTGATATTTCTACACTTGGAAGTTTTTCAAAAGACTCCATTAATTCATATCTATCTTGAGATTGAGTTAATGAACCTGATATATTTAAATTACCTGCACTATCAAGTTTCATAGTCTCAGCACCTGAAGTTGTAAACTTTAAACTATTTTCTGAATGATCATAAGTTATTTTACCTACATCATTATCATTAGCATCACCAAAAAATATATTACCTAATGAGGATACTCCAGATAATATTGATAAACCACTATCTGATGAGTTTTCTAAAACTAATTGATTTGCAGAAGAGCTAGCAGTTACTGCCCCTGCAGTTACAGATAAAACATGAAGCAATCCATCTGGCTCTACACCACCTGTACCTATACCAACTTTTAAAAATTCTGCTTTATCTGTAGATATACTCATAGAAGTGTCCTGACCTTTACCTGTTTGAATTGGTTTTAAATTAGTGTCAGTCACCTCAGTTGGAGTTTGAAGTAATCTTTGATATGTTTGTGATATTGATTTTCCTTGTAACGTACTCATTTTATTTTTTCTTTATTTTTTCTATAGATCTACCTGCAAAATATGCACCATAAACTGTAATTAACAGCGTTTGGTATATTGGCACGTAGCTATCTTGTATTTTAAATTCTCCTATGTTGCCATCAAACATTGACAAAACTACAAAAATTACTGTTAAAAAAACACATATTAAAGGTCTAATATTTTTACTAAGCCAGTTATCAGACCTCATATCTGACTCCCATCTTCTAGTTACTTGATCTTGTGCGTCTGACTCTGCCTTTAATAAAAGTTCTTTTATAGCTTTTCTTGCAGCTAATCTTTCCTCATCTGAAGTGCTTAAATTATCTACAACGTTTCCTATCTTTTCAATAGCACTACCACCTAATATGTTTAATATCTTTTTCAATAACTTATCTTTGTTTATATTTAGGAATAGCATCTGCAAATCTATAAGCTGTTTTGCCTAAATCATTTTTGTAAGCTTCTAAGATTTGTCTTCTGTTATTATCTTTACTATATGATATATGAATCCATGAAAAATTAAACTCATTTATCATTTGATCAAACTCAATGTCATTGTTAAGAATCCAATCATACATAACTTTGTTATTCATATTTCCTCCTTTCCAAAACTGCAAATCCAAAGCTTCACCTTTACAATGCTGACTACGAGTGCTTCCCCCAATCGCACGATTAAGTTTAGGGTTGCGATAACCACTACTAATCCTAATAGCACCAATACTGCTACGCATAGGTTGAACAACCTGCTTAATAAGGAGCTGGATGTTTTGTAAGTGTTTGGCTGTGGGTGCATTATCTATACCTTTTCTTATAGCTGTATTGCTATGTATTATTTCACTTAATGAAAAATTTTCGCTTAACTTCATAATTATGTACTTTTAAACCATCAATTTTACACTTAATTCTATCTCATTGAAACTTACTTAATATTATTTGATCTATAGACTTTTGAACTTTTTTTTTATCAGCCTCTAGTTGCATCATAATATTAGGTAAAAATCTTTCCTCTTCTGTTCCATTGTTTAATACTATAACTGTAGGTATAGTCATAATATTAAATCTAGTTTTAAGCTTACTATTTTTTACTATACATAATTTATAAGCTTTACAATCTTTCAAACTATTTAAAAAATCAACTTCATTATTAGAATTCCATTCTGCCCAAAACTCTATAACAACTATACCTTTAGATGTTTTAGAATTAAAATCTTCATCCCCAATAAAATCTTGTGCCTTTAAAAAACAAGGCAGTGAGAAAAAAATTAAAGTCATGATAACTATGACAAAAATTAATATTCTGTCTGACCAATCTTTCATAAATTTATTTTAAATTATCTATCTTTTGTTCTACTCGAACCATTTGTGCTTTTATTTCTTTTACGTCTTCTTGGGTTGCCATTATGGTTTGTCTAATAAGTTGGTCTTTCATATCAAACTCCATACGAGTAACCTCTGGGTCTGGAGGAAGTGGAAGTTGTTTTGCTTCTGTTATATCTGCTTGAAGTGTAAACCACATTCCAACTAATGTAAATATTAATGCAGCTATTCCTGCTAAAGTTTTTATACTTATCTGTATCTGACTATTTTCATCTAGCTGCTTTGCCATGTTAAAATATTAAATAATTTATACCTGTTCTGATATTATATGAGTCTATCTCCCAGAACCTTACATATCTTCCTTCTACAAATATACTAAATTGTTTATTAATTTTACTACCCATGATAAAACCCACGTCAAAGTCAATGTTTACGCCATCATACTCATAAGAATATCTACTTAAACCCATGTGAAGTGGATATATCGAACCCCAAAGATGAGCCCAAAAATTATCTTTATACATATAATAGTCTGCACCTAGTACAGCAGAAAGTTCATGTTGAAATCCCCTAACCTCTACTTGTTCCCTATTATATCTTTCAACTATTTTAGGAAACTCTTCTCTAAAAAACTCATCATTAGTTCCTATATTTTTAATATCAGGAAACTGACTTATTGGCACATCATCATAATGACTCCAATTATCATAAGCATGAGGTGGTACATTTTTATACCAAATAGCTAAGTAATTTTCTGTAAAAGGTATTTGTAGTAAGAAATCCCAATACCCATACATATAAGCTAGTTCTCTTAAATCATTATTATTTTTTAACCAATCATCTATTGGAGAATA